CAAAAGTATTTTGTCGGAATGGCTGAAATTCAGTACTGGTGAAGGATTCAGCAATAAATCAATATAAGTGAACTGATATTTTTTTATTATGCTGTCCAAACATATAGATTTAAACCTCAAAAGATCACTTTCCATTTTCATTTTATCATCTTGACTATCCATAGTCCAATAAATATTATCGGAAATCTTCCAATCTCTTAATGACATATCTGGATAAAGTTCTTTTGCAGTTTTCCATCCGACAATAATCGTAGGAACGCCTTCTTCCACAAAAGAAACATTATTCAAATAATCTGGAACGTATAAAGAATTCGTTAGAATATTACCTATTTTCATTAGAAGTTAACGTCTTTGACAACCTTATTAACATCTTCAATGCCTGTAAAGTTCCCAAGCCTGTTAAATTCATTATTTACAACTCTAACATCATTTTTTATTTCATTGGCTATGTCATTTGCAGTATTTACAGTATCTCTAATATCACCTAAAAGTTCTCTAACCTTTAAAAACCCATTCTTAAAATTATAGAACGCTACAGCTCTAAATGCTTCAGGAGCTTCAACAGTTAAAGTAGATGTTAAATTAAAAAAATGACCGTTGTAATATATCCCAACGTGATTTATAGGTGCAAATGGTAATTTTTTATTTATCAAAATTTTATTATCAACATCTTCCCATTTTTCTTTATACCCCTTTTCAGAAAAAACCATTTTATTCATAGGAGTTGTATCAAAAAAACCAAAGTCGCTTTCAGATGTATTTAAATTTACCTTATCATCTCTTTTTAAGAACCTATTTAATTGAAAAATTTTTACAGGTGAAATCGCATTTGTGATCATTTTATCTATTGATCTAAAAACATAAGGATGTCCAGGAAAATAACCAAATACAATAGAACCACTTTTTATTTCTTTTGAAAGTAAAGCATTGTCAAAAGAACTTTGAATTCCTAATGAAAATACATCTTTATTGATATATCTCATACTTACATCATTAATTTTAGTGAATAATGCCCATGCTGAATCTATATCTTCAGGTAAAGTGATTCCAAGTTCTGCCAAAACTACTAAAACCCATTTATAACTTTGAAATGGACTTACGTCTAATAATTGTGGTTTATTAGGGTCTAATAATTGTGCAATTTTTTTATTAAATTCTGATACTCTAATATCTCCGTAAATAAATGGTTTCATATCTTAATAATTTACTATATTTCCGTATGTTGCAGCTTGAAAATGCATATAATCATTATTTCTATATCTTCCTTGATTATACCAGCCCCATTTTTCCATTATATCTAAAAAAGGTCTATAAACTGGCAATGCATATAATGCATCTTTTTTATTAAAATTCATACTACCAAAATATTCCCCAGCTGCTAAGTCTATAGCTGCACCATAAGCATGTAAAGATGGCTTATTTGCATTTGTCATCTTTCTATAATTAAATGTCCCAACTGTTAAATTTATACCTAATTTTTCAATATTATCAAAACCATAAAAATCTAAAACCTCTTTCATAGCATAAACTAAAGAATCACCAACATCTTTATGTAAAGGAACAGAAGTCACTAAATTACCAAAATTACCACTATTTCCTACATATCTTAATCCAAAAGGTAAAGTGAAATTTCTTATATATTTTGATCTAAATTGGGCAATCGCAGCAGGTGATGAATCTGGTTCCTTTACACCTAGTGTATTAATGTCAATATAACCATATGCTGCATCAAGATCAGCTTTATTTGAAAGAGGTCTTGCAACCCTTGATTTACCTACAATATATGGTTTTATATTTAATCCTTTTAGATATGCATCTAAAGTACCAAGTTTATCTTTAGAAACAGTTTGATTCGTTAAAATTATTTGAGCAGAAGGAGAATTTGATTGTCTCGCTTTGTTCATTAACGAAGTATATTCTGAAGTAGAAATATCAATTTTTTTAGAAATTGCATTTTTAGCCCATAAACCAGACCTATCTAAAGATGTTGCATTTTCAATTAAATTCAATGGTTTAATTTCATTTGCAGATAATCCTGAAATATTAATTAAAGAACCTGTGAATGCAGGTGTAGTCACAGAAGTAGCAGTACCAACATTTTCACCTAACTTATAAGATTTTACTTTTGGAGATGAACCTGAATTATTTTTAGCAATCTCAGCTTCCGAATAATTAGCACCTAAAGGTCTGAATACAGGTTTACGTCTTTCATTTTGATTAAATAAAGAATCTGATAATGGTATTTTAACATAAGCTGTAACAGTTTTTACAATTGGATGCAAAAATCTTGGCATTCTAAAACCAGAAAAACTTGTTTCAGCAGTATGCGGTGTTATATTATGATTTACCTTTATAATTTGATATGCACCATGATAAAATGGAACATTATCAAGTTGAAAGTAATTCAAAGGATGCACATTTAAATTACCAAGACAAGTAACATCTACTTGATAAGACCTTAAAGAAAATATGTTATATAAATTAGCCTTTTTATACATAGGTTTTGTACCACCTTTTGGATCAAAAGTCTCAACAAAAGTTTTAACATACTCCATAGAAGCTTTATTTTCCGTTTGATTCATCTTTATAGTCTTAAAGATGTTTTGATTTTGATCCGCATATCCAACCCTAAATACAACTAAATTATACTTATCTTTATCTTTAGGAATTTGATCAATATTTAAAGGAACCCTCTTTTTAAATCCTGTTGGTATATTACCTATGTCAGTTTCTCTAAAATCAAATCCATCATTAGCATAAAAAGATTTCTTACCAATGTCTAAAAGTTTAGAATCTTGGTGTTGCCTATACACACAAAAAAATGCTGCACCAGAATTTACATTTTCTATTGTAGTTTGAGGTTTCCACATCTCTAAACCTTCTCTAGGAGATTTATAGTTTATAAAAGAAGGTAAGATAAAATTCATAAAGCCAGAAGCATCTGCAAGTTTAGATAAAAAATTTAACAAAGGTAAATCACCTGTATTTGTTAAAGTTCTTAACATTTCAGGGTCAACAACAGCAATATGTCCTATTGGATTAAATGCAGTATCAACAAAATGAAATCTATCTATTAACTTAGAACCTGGAACATTACTTAAACCTCCTGAGCAAGAATTAAAAACTTTTCCATCTTTAGTACCAGCAAGCCACTTATCATATAAATTTTTAAAATATTTATATGCAGCCAATTTAGTATCTTTGTCTGCAATATACCAAGGATCGGATCCAGTAGTAGTTGTAGTAGTATTTGTAGTTGTATTATTACTCTTGAGATAAAGTTTTTTAAATGTTGATAACCATTCTCTATAGTAAGATAAAGATAATTCATTTGGAATTCCATCTCTATTTGTTTCAATTTCTATATTATAATTAGAATTAACAAAAAAATCAACAGGTTCAGTGAATTCTTTTAAAAGTAATTCATAATAATATTGAAATGCAGCAAAATTTTGAGAACCATTAATAGGATTATTTGCACCAACACTATAAAGATCCATAAAATTAAATAACGTATTCTCTAAACTTTTATCTTGATTTGTATAATCAGATAATAGCAAATTAGGATCTGGATTATAACAATTTTCAACCCAATTTATATAAAATCCTATGAGTTTATCAATAAATTCTTGTGAAAATACTGATAAATCAGGCAGATATCTTTCAGTATTCTTTCCTAATTGAGTCAATTGGTTTGATAATTCATTTAATAATTGACGCTCTGATATATTATCAGGAATTGTAAATATATTACTTGTAACATCCTCTACAACTTTATCAAGAATACTAACAAAAATATCACCACCAGTAATTTTTATATATTTTGCTCGCCAAAATTGAGCTGAAACCCAAGCCAATTGCATTTTAGTGATTTTATACATACCTCCATATGATAACATCTCATAAAAATCATAAATTTCATCAATAGGAGTTGTTAATAAGAACAAGTATGCTCTTTCTGTAGTTGAAGCACTTTTATAATAAATGGTATCTAATATTGAATCAGTGTTTGTTGGTCTACTTAAAACCGTAGAAAAAGATGGAAATAAATTTAAACCAATTTTATTTCTTTTTATATTTGTAAATTTGCTATTTGGATCTATAGATTTAACAAAATCAACTGCTGGATTAATTTGACCATCAAAAATTGAAAAATCATTTATCTTAGATGAAATAGTAAAACTAACAGGATCCTTTTGTAGTAAATCATTACTCGTTTCAGATTTATAGAATTTTCTTATGTTAGCTTTTACTTCATTAGTCCATAACAAATCTGTAATATCACCTTTAATCAGATAAGTATTTTTATCAATCTGCCTATGAAGATTTTTATGTTTATTAGGAATCAATATATCTTCTAAAGGTTTTTTTTGTGCTTCTATTTCATCATTTACATCTTTAATGAGATTACGTTTAGGTTGATTTTGTATGTTTTTTATTATTTTACTATCTGAAACAAAATCAGCGTTTGAAGAAAGATTTTCTAATACTGTTCCTTTTGTATCAATTGAACTTCCTATTAAAATAGGTTCCTTTTTAAAGGTGAAAGCATCAAATAGATTAAAAAGATAAAAATCTTCTAAAGTTATATTATTTAAAAAATCTCTAACATATTTATCATTTGTATTATTATACGCAAAACATGCATCAAGTTTGGCTAAAAATAGTATTGTATCATTATCAAAACCCATTTCATAATAAGCTGCAAAAAGACCTTTCGATAAATCAGTATTATAAGCTCCAATAATCTTTTCAGATGAATTAAGCGTAATTGATGGATATTTATAAATGTAAGGATTACTAAACTCTTCAGTTGGTATATCTGTAGTTGGATCACCATTAGGCAAATAGTAAACAATCCCTCTAGGTAAACTATGTTCTAAAGATAAAGGCATCCAACCTCCTTCAGTAGGAGTTACACTTGTACCTGAATCATTTTTTTCTTTATCTTTAACATTTTTTCCTTCAGAAGTCACAGCAGAGTTCAAACTTAACCTAACAAGTTGAATTTCTGGGAAATAAGGGTTATCATCTCCAACAATATCCCCAATCCAAACCTCTTCACCTGTATTTGAATCAAAAACAGATGGAAATGGGAAAACTCTATTCTCATAAGTAATAGGTATATCAGTAACCGCACCTCTAATAGCACTTAGCCTTTGAGATTGGATAGAAGGACTATCTGCAGCAACCGCATAATCATGAACAACCTTTAAATACGCTTCAACATTTCCAAGAATGATTTCATATACATTTGAAATATTTAATTTCAAATTTAATTGAGTTTCTATATCGCTATTTAATTCATCATTAACTTTCTTTTCAACATCACTTTTCTTTTTTGATAAATCACTTTTAATTTGAGAAACCTCTTTTCTGAATTTATGAAAATCAATTATATAAAATTTCTTAGTTGAATTATTTGGTAAATTCAATCTACTTCTAATAGCAGTAGTAGTAGTTAATGCATTATTATCAGATAATCCATCCTTTTTTACTTTATCAATTATAATATTAGTTGTACTATCATCTATAACATATGCAATTGTAGGCACAGAAATATTAAAATCATCAATTTTATATTCATTTCCATAAGGATATTTAGATGAATTCGTTTTGATAAAATCATTATATTCTTTTACATATTTTCCAAGATCTTCAATTATAAATTTTAATGTTTCAAGTTTTTCTTCAGAAATTAATGCCACATCTCTAACAAAAAGTTGATCAGTACCATTTTTTAATTGTGGTATCGGAAGAGGTGTACCAAAAGAGGAAATATTTGCAATAGTCATAACTTCACCAATACTATTTGATAAAATTTCAATTCTATCAAGTAATAATGAATTTATAAATTTTAACTCTTCAAAAGTTTTACTATTCTTTTTATACTCTTCAGAAATAGTTGTTAATTTTCCTAAGCGAGTTACTAATTCCGATATTGAAATTACACCATATTCCTTTAGAGCTTCTTGCCCAACATTCATATTAATAATTGTAACAACATGTTTTAACATTATGTCATTAAAAAATGCAAAAGTGTAACCTTGAAATTCTGCAGTAATTTTAAAATCCCCATTTTCACCATCTAATTCTAGTGACCATTTCATTAAATGTAAACAATAAGAAACAGCTTTTCCATAAAAACCTTTTACAGTTAATTTGAATAATGGATAAGGTAATGAAAAAAATGAAGAAAAGGTAGAGTTATTAGAAAGTATACCATTATCATCAACAGTTTCATATCCATTTAAAAGCCCTGCACCTCTTACATCCACAAACTCTATTTTAATAATAGGATTAAATTCTTTTCCATATTCAATACTTATACTCTTAATACCAAATCCTTCTTCTTCTTTAGGATTACTACCACCTATATTAGTATAATCAGTTGTAAGATAATTAGAACCATTTTGTTTTTTAGAAGCAATAAAGCTTACACCTTTAGTTTCAAATACTTCATTAGTAACAGAACCATCCGTTTGAACAACAGACCTAGTTTTAGGTAAAGACCTAAAATCTACGTATATAAATAAGTCTTCATTACGTACATTCTGTTTATTGAGTCCATTTGGGTCAACAACCACTGTAAAAAAGTTATCATTTGAAATTGTTTCTATATCACCCATTTTTTTTATTTAATTTAGCTTATAATTATCTAAATCCCAAATTTAGCATCAAATCTTACAATCTCATCTAAATAAGATTGTATAGATGTTTTGTAAGGATAAGGAATTATTACTAATTCTCCATCTGGAATATCGAATTCATCAGTACCATATTGTGCATTTGCCATCATTATAAGCCACCCTGCATCAGGAACACCATAATATCTTTGGCTCAATACATCTAGCCTATGAGTACTTTTATTCCAAATAATACTTTTGTCACTACCTTTTACTCGAATTTTTATAAAAGGCATTATTTTCATCTCACTATTAGATGTGAATTTTTGATATCTATTTATACTATCCATATATTATCTTTTTCTTAATGTATTAGGATCAATCCAAACCTTTCCATAGGCTCTTATATATTCTTCAGATGTTCTTTTTGCATCTTCTTCTGTTATATCGTTAGGGTCACTTACACTTGCTTGAGTATACTGAAAAACTGATTGTACAAAATTTGTATAAGCATTTTCAGATGAAGGGATAACAAGCGTAGGAAAGGGATTTTCAGGTGGAGGAATAACAAGAGTAGGAAAAGGATTTTCAGACGGAGTCTTACTAAAACTATCTTCAGTCTTTAATAATCTATTTAAATATGCAACATCATCAGGATTTTTTGAATTGAATCTAGTTTTATATATTTGTTCAGCTTGTTGATTCAATAAAGATTTTTCATCTTGCAAATTCCCAACCATTGTATCCTTTATACTTTTTGAATCTTTAGGATCTAAACTTTCAAATAAAAATTTGTTTTTTGTTTCAAATCCAATACTTGCCATTATTTGTTCATAAGCAGTTAAAGGTACACCTGTATTAGCTTTATATTCTAATAATGAATTAATATCACCAGATGTAGTAATTTTTTCTGTTGACACAACAGGTTCCGTTGAAGTTGGATTAACCAATCTACTTTCTAATCTAATTTTAGCCAACCTTTTCTGCTTTTGAGCTTCACTTAATTTTATTAAAGATGAAAGTTTTATACCATCGACAATTTTTGCTGCCTTAAGAGTGCCATAAGTTGAATCGATATCTAATTTACCATCCTTATCAAATTTTTGTTCAAAAACTACACTATCAGCTCTTTTATCATAAACTTCAGTATTAGCATAAAAATTAAAAGATAATGCATTTTGCAATCGGTTTATTGGAGCTGTCAATGACATTCCACCAAGTATTTTTATTGCTAAAGAAACATCTGCAACCATTGGTTGAACTCCTATACCTTCAGGATTTGTATCCCATGTAATAGTATCATTTGCATATTTTATAGTTAAAGTTTCAATTATAATTTTCACATGGAAAAAATCACCAATTCTTAGGATGCAAACAGGAGGTCTACCAAATGCAAGATTTTTAATATTATCTACACCATCCATTCCAATACTATCACCTTGTCTTGTACATTGATGTAAAAACGTTAACCTTGAATTTAATCCTTGAGGTGTAATAGAATGAAACGCAGGGGTGAAATATTTTATTTTTTCACTTATTGTTTGATATGTAAAAGGCTGATCTGTTTCAAGATACTTGAAAAAATCACATTCAGTATAAACTAATTTTCTAAGGATCGCAGGGTCTATAACAGGTTCGTTAGGGTCTCCGTTTGGATCCACATTATCTTGAGTGTCATCGGGAATTAACTCTTCAGAAGTTTCAAGGTCTTCTATTGTAGTTTCTACAGGAGGTTCAACAATTGGCTTGTCTTCCACAGGTGTAATTGTACTTCCAGTAGGATTAAACGGTGGTATATTCGGTTCACCTGTATTTGGATCTACTACAGGGGGCACAACCACTTCATCCAAAACCTTAACAAAAATATCAACTCTTCTTGTTTTTTTACATTGTTCTTTATCAGATTCATCACAATCCTGACAAAAAGGAATTCCTGCCAAACCATTTTTTTCTAACTCATCATTTTGTTGTTTTAGGGCAACGTCTTCTAAATCACCTTGACTTTGAGTTACTATTTCTATACCAGTAGTATCTTGATTAAGAGTTTGAAGAAGTTTAAGTACATTTTGTTCAACCCATGTTTTTACATTATTTGCTCTACCAGATGCTAAAGCTGTATTAGTTCTTCCAACAGGTATTGCACCTGAAGCATTACCCATTATAGTTACTTTGGCTTTTTTAACACCTTTTAATAGCTTTAAAAATGAAGATTTCCATTCAAAATAAAATTTATTATTTAATCCAAGATTATTTCCATCTTTATAACCTATAGCTGAAATTTTAAAATTATTACAAACATATTGATTAGAAACAAGTTTTCCTTCCTTATAAGTATAATTTATATTTACAGCAGTATTTGACCCTTGCAGTTTATATTTTAAACCTGAAATATTTTCTATAGTATATTTATCACTAGAAAGAAATCCTAATTCATTTATTTTTGGTCCACCTTCATAACCGTAATTTTTTAATTGCAAATCTTTTAAAGACAAATTATTATCAACAGTATAGCTATCATCCTCTGAAGAATAATTATATTTTACTGGAGCAAGTGGTATAGTCGTTTCATCATTAGGAAAATATACACTCAAAAGAAGTGCGCCTAATGGTAAGTCTTTAGTTTCAATTTTATCTTCAGTTTGTTGATTTTCCTTCTTTTTATCACTATTTTCTTCTAACTTTTTTTTATTTTCATCAACTTTCTTTTTTGTCTCTTCAGCCTTTTTTTGTTCTACCTCTTTTTTAGGTTTAACTTTAACAGGAACCTTCTTAAATCTTGGTAAATTATTATTTTGAATCTTTTTTATTTCATCTAATTCTTTCTGCGATAATTTTGTAAGCTCTTTATATCTTTTGATAGCTTCCTCTTGAACAAGCTTATCTCCTTTGAAATATCTTTCCCAGAATTGAGTTTTTTCTCCAACTAAAGATTGAATATGAACAATATCTGGATGGTCTACAAGAATTTTAAATGAAAGATTCCCACTCCTTTCAGTATTAGTGTATGTCCATATTTTTTCACCTCTACCTATAAAAGCATGATCTTGCCAACTAGCAGTAACAGATTCATCAAAACTTAAATCATATGGAGGAAACCACATGATACGACCTCTTGTACCTGTTAGCGGATCACCAGGACCTTGCTCACATTCAGGTAAATCATCCATATGGTCATTCCAAGCAAGATTCTCAAGAGAAAGCATATACCTCTTAATAACCTCATCTGAAACAAGACCGTTACTTCTATTAGCCTCCCTTATAGTCGGAGCATAATTAGGAATACCATTATCATTAAGAACACTTCGTTTTTCGCCATTATCCAACCCACGATGTCTCAAAGTTCTATCAAGCCTATTATAACCTCTTTGTTTAGTCCAAACCCTGAAATATTCACCCTGTTCAATTAGAGTACCATCATCATCTTTATACTCTCCAGAGGCAGTAGTTGCATCACCTCTTGAAATTATTTTAGGATCCCCATCAACAATTTCTATAAACTCTTTTTTACTTAAATCTAAAAATGCTTGCTGAGAATTTACTAATTCTTGTGTTTTATATAATAATGATTTAGATTTAAATGGATTATCTCTAGCAACCCATCCTACAGAATATGATTCATCAACAACTGAAGGTGTTAGATTAAATGCATCAGTTGTCCATACAAACCAAAATCCATCAGAAAATAATTGTTTTTCTGGAGTACCAAAACTTTTATCATTATTTTTATGTCTGCTTATAACACCATATGGCTCATAATAACCATCAGGTGCAGGTATAATCAAATTGCCTTTAACAATAAAATCAGAATTATCTAAATTATTTATAGCTCCTTTAATAAAATTTGTGTATGTATTAGCTCTTATAGTTCTAGTTCTACCTTCAATTTCATTTTTGTAAATATTTAAGTCTACAAGGCTCAATAATTGTTTCTCTTGACCTTTCCCTGTATATTGAAGTATAAGTGCCACTTGGTCTTTATAAGTTAATTCTGAGCCAATATAACGAACTTTTCCATTAGTAACAACTCTATTTCTATTGTAATTAAAAACATCCTCTGGAAGGTATGACAAGGGGTTCTCAAGACTAATCAATTTTGCAGCGAATTCGGCAGCTCTTGCAAGTCTATTTTTTGGATTTGTAATCTCATAATCCTCTCTTATTAAAGCATCGCCTTCCAATAAAGAAAGAACATTTTTATTTAGAATCCCGACAACTTTTCTTGAAACACCATCTTTGAATTGAGTTGTCAATGCTTGATACAAAGCCTCACCACCTATAACACCTATTGGAGAATCTTCAAGATTCCATCGACCAATAAAAATATCAGCAAGTGTGTTTCCACGCTGTTCAAGATTTGAAAGAATTGTTCCAATATAATCACCATATGTTCCATCGTAGTTTTGCACTCCAACTGCATCAAGAACTTCCAGTGGAATATATTGTAAATTTGAATACTTGTTATATATAGTTCTCGAAAGATAGATGTCTTCACTTATTTCATCAATTCCAGGCATATCAATAACTGAAACATCAATTCGTTCAACTTCTGCTTCACTGTAAGTGTCTTGAGGAAATATATTATAATCTTTTGAATCTCTTAAAGCTATATCACCAACTTCTGAAACAGATGGAGATTCAGTATTAACATCATCACTATAGTCTTGTATAGCAGTTGTACCATAATCATCTAAATAAGATGAAAATCCATTTTCTATAACATCATCAGTTCCATTAAGATTCTTTGGTTTTAATCGAAATCTTTCATTTTCACCTATTAAAGATAATAATGTTGCCATATTCTATTTTATTATAATTATTTACATCTATATTTTATTATTAAGGGTTAGGGGTAGTTCTATAATTACCCATCATAAGATTCTTAACTAATTCCCTGATTTGTTCTTCAGTTAATGGTACCTTTGACCCATCAGCATTTATCAAAAATATTTCACCTTTAACTTCTAAATATTGTTTATTATCAACAGTGGTCTTTACTTTTTCTCCCTCATCAGGAATCATATTTCTTATGAACTTACTTGCCTCTTCACTGAGACCTGGTATTGGTTTATATTTTTCTTCAGCACGTTTAAAAATAGGATCTATTATATTACCCCAATCAAAATCTTTGAATACATCAACAATTTCATATTTATTTTTTTTCATCCAATCTGAAAATGAATCCATTTCCATTGTTGAAGTATCAATTAAGTTTGGCTTTATATTAAAACGTGCCAAAATAGGTCCTATAATTGTTGCTACAATTGTATTAGCAGCCTCAAACAATCCCTTTTTAAGTGAAAATATCAGATAATCTACACCATAGAAAAACCCTGCAACAATATATTGGTAAGCATTCCATAATGCATTCCCAATAACTTTACCTACTTCATAAACAGCACCTTTAATCATATTCCAAAATGTTGATAACGTATCAGTCACATTTGTAAAAGCTGCATTGAAAGCACCTGTTAAATCACCTTGAGCTAATGGATTTAAAACATCACCTAATCTTTCATAAGCTATCTCAGACATGTCTGAAAATGATTGTGCATATTCTTTTATGGTATCAGCACCTGTATCAGCAATTTGTTTAATTATAGGTAAAAGTTCTTGATAAGCTGCGCCTGCTCCCCCTAACGCAGTCTTTTTTATTTCTGCAACCAAAGTTTTCAAAATATCACCTAAATCCATATTAGATCTAATAAGTTCTTTGAAAGTGTCTTTCTCATCACCTTCAGGAGATATAGATAATTTAGCATTAATATCTTCTTCAGTTAAATCTTGAACTTTTTTCTCTATACCATCAATTGTTACAACCCAATCACCAAAAGCATTTTTACCTTTAACAGCACCAGCAACTTTTTTAGTCATTTCCGCAAATTTCTCTGGAGTTGATTTCAAACTTAAATCCAACTGCTTACTGATATCCATTTCTTTAGCCATCGCTCTACCAAGCTTAGTTATTTCTTGAATATCCACCCCTGTTTTAACTGCTAACTGCCTAAACTGCATCATTGCTGCAGGATCAAACATGATCTCCCCCTCAGAATTTATTGTTGCCATTTGAGCAGCAGCCTTTGCCATATCATTCGTAAATCCTTCAACATCACCACTCAATGCTTTCTGTATAAGACCAAAAACATCTCCCATTTGTGCAATAGGTCCACCCATTATCTGAAACTCCTGCGCCATTTCAACAGCACCTTCAATACCACCATCTAATATCTTATCAATCATAGTAAAGGCACCCTTCATATCATTATTTAAGCTTGCAGCTTTTAATGCCATATGCTCAAATGCCTTAGTTCCTCCTTTGAAATAATATTTATCAACAGCACTTAAATTTTCTTTAATAAGCTTCACAGCTCTCGAAGGCAAAACTCCATATTTATTCGATTCAAGTGTCAACTTTTTCATTCGAGCAGTTGTGGTTTCTATTGAAAGACCTAAATCTTTATAAGAAGACACAATCGCAAGAGATTCTACACCAAAAATATCTGCCATTTGAGACATGTTGACCATTTCTTGAGTAGAAAGTATCATGGCACGTCCATAATCCTCCATAAATGTTTTGACATTGGTAGCGATTTCCTTTTGCTCAATTCCAACATCAGCCAATGCAATAAATGCATCTTTGAATTGGGTTTTCATGGCTAAACCTAAATTGCCAGTAATACCTAATCCTTTATTAATCGTGCTAATTTCAGAATAAACTTTATTCCAATAACCTAATGCCCCAAATGGAGTAAAATCTTCAGCACCTATTGAAAATTGTGGATCAAGCTTTTTTAAAGTCGGTTCTATCATTTTAAGACCTCCTGCAATTACATCCATCATTACACCTTGAGGACCAAAAAAAGCTGCATTTAAACCTTCTGCTTTAATTGCTTCCTTACCACCTGTATATAACCATTCTAAAATCTTTGCTAACGCACCCATATAAAACTATTATTTATTATAAATATAATGGGAGGCTTTTTTTTAAAAGCCCCCCAAATATTATTATTTTTTATTTTTTTCCAATTCTTTTCGAGCTTCCTCTTGAATTGAGATTAATTCCTCATAATAAAACTTTTTTTCCCACAATGGCATTTTCATAACATCGCCCCAGGAAAACCTACCTTTATGCACAAGATACAATCTTTGCATAAGATAATTTTTTGTTACACTTGGGCTATAAATCGGGGAAAAAGAATTCTGCGGTGATAGGGATATCCGCACGAAAAGTCCCTCCGCTTGGAGCGGACACCTCAATATTAAAATTTAAAATAGGCATACATTCATCCATAAATTTAACAAGCTTCCTACTATCACCAATTTGCATATTTTTGATGAAATTTCTTTTTTCAAAAACATCAGTTATACCTTCAATAGAAACAATTTGTTGTTCTAATTTTAAAATCCTATTAAAAGGTTCGGCATTTTTTCTTAATTCTTGTTCTTTTTTATTTTTATTTCTTATTGCAATTTCATCTTCACCTGTTGAAAGTCTAAATTTGACAATTCTTTCAGATTTAGGTAATTTATATTCAAATAAACCATCTTGACCTGGTAGTGCTACAGATTCCTTTAATTCTAAAGCTAACAAATCAACTTCATAATCAAACGGTATATTTGTCTTAGGATCCATCACACTAATTCTATACATTCTTTCCATAGTAGACCTAAGATATATAAAAATAGATAATCTATCACCTGTTGTAAATTTTTCAATAGGATAAGGAGTCTGTACCTTTCTCTTCAAAAGAACATCTATCATTTCTCCAGATTCAAATAAAGCAGGATTCAAAAGAATATTTTCATCCTCTGTAACTAAATCGTATACTTTTACAGATGTCAAACGATCACCATTTTCATTTATTGGAGGATAAAAAATTCCTTTTGAGGGTAAATGAAAAATTTCCGATTGAGGTTCGTAGGTATTGTAGTTAACCTGTTGCATTTGTTGCGTCATAACATTTTTTTCAATTTCCATAATTTTATTTATAATATATAGCAAGTCAAATAAAAAATAAAAAAAAAGGATGGAATTTTAAAATTCCATCCCCAAAATAATTTTTTATTATAAAATTAACCAAATAAGTGAACGCAATATTGAGGTTGCATTGTAAACGATAATTCTCTAACGTCACCGTTATCATAATCAAAAGAACCAAAAGAAACAGAACCTGTTACAATTGTATTTTTCAATAACCACTCTTCAGTAGCAACTCCTGTAGGGTCAAGTGATTGAAGGATGATATCTTTTGCCATACCTACATTATAACCCATACGACCTGTAACAGATTCAGCATGAAGACGAACCCATTCCATTAAAGCTTCAGATTGTGAAGGTGCAATAAAATCTCTAATTGTAACCTCCATGCTTTCCCAAGCGTATTGTGAAACATAATAAGTCTTTGTATTCAAGAAAGACATCTCCTTTTGTTCTAAATTTATTTTTGGTGAACCAACAGTTTTTACAGCCCAAGTTTGGATTCCGACATCGTCAGGAAACAATAATACCCATCTATTCTGTGTTTTCGGTTCGTATTTTAAAGGAGCATTTAATAATAGATTAGCCATAGTATTTCTTATTTTATTTTATTTTTAAATAAATATCATTTATATATTTTTTTTTATCCAAGTTCCCAATAATTTCCACTTTCATCAATCCAACATTCTTCAGAAGAAGTTAACCAACAATTTGGAATAACAGGTTCTTCAAAAGGATTACAGGTTATTGCACAAGAAAAATCTATCGGTTGAATATTATTACATTTCTTCACACTATTTGCTGTAACTTGTTCTCCTGCAACTATATCAAAATAAATTGTAGATATAAAAACTTCACCATTAGGTAAAATTTGATTTATCGTAATTTTTCTAATGTTGTCACAATTAACCATCTTAAGAAGGATTACAAACTACTGCGCAAGAGAAGTTTAATGATTGTACATTATTACATTTTGAAACTTGATTAGCTGTCAATTGATCACCAGAATCAATGTCAAAATAAATAATTGATGTCAACACTTCTCCATTTGGAAGTATTTGATTTATTGTAATTTTTCTTACTTTAGTGCAATCTATCATCGGTTGTATCTGCTTTTAGTTTGGTATTGTTTTCTTTTATCTTCTTCATATTTCAACTTTTCATGTGCATCTCTCATCATATTAATTACAGCTTCACTAACATTTTGTGCTACGACTTGACTTGTAAATAAGTCATAAACTATATCTGATATATCAGATGGCAAATCTTCAAAGTACAAATCTTTAGCATTTTCCATAAGATGTTTTAAAACTACTCTTGTAATTGGAACTGAAATATCTTTAATATTACTATATACATTAACACCTCTTCCACTGAAAAATGCAGCAATTTTAGCATGTTCCATTCCGAAAAATTCGTCTTTTATTTTACCTCTCAAAGGCTTTTTTAAACTTGGTAAATATTTCATAATTTCTTTTACCAATTTAAATTTATCTCGAACTTCTCTTTTTACAAATAAATCTTTAAATGCATCACCTGTGTTTTGAAGACTTGCACCAATACTTCTTCCAACACTTCTCAAACCTCTATTTATACCTAAAACTTCAGATAAGAAAAGATTATTAAAATCACCATCACTAGCTATAGTATAAACTTTAGGAAGAATGTCTGGTTCTGCAATAGCTGTAAATTCATTCATAACAGCTCCACTTTCCAATGCTGTAGCTAACCCTGTATAAATTGAAGTATCTAAAGCATAATTACCTGTAGAAACCTTTTTCATAAATGGAGTAATTTGTCTTATTCTACTCCATATAGAATCTTTACCAAATGCTTTTTGTAAGAAATAATTAAGCATTGGAGTCCCAATTAAAGATAAAATATTATTTTTATAAGTTGAATTATTTGGCGAATCTAAATATTTAGAAATTATAGCCAAAATTGAAATTTTTTCACGTCTAACCTTTTTTCTTAAATCTTTTTCTAAATAATCTTTAAATCCTCCATCAAATAATTGAACAATTGATTTAATAGCGGTTTCTTCAGAATCTATTAATGCTTGTTTAGTTTTACCTTGTCTGAAAGTAGAAAAATCTGATTGAATGGCATCTGTGAAACCACTTAAAGCAAACACTGATTCATCTAAATTAGCTTTTCTTAATTCTAATAATATATATTTTTTTAATTGCATAAGATTATAGTTTTATTTTTTAACTTGTAACTGAAACACCTGCAGGAGTTAATACGAATTCAATGTTAATGTATTCTAATGCTCTTGTAGGCGCAATTTGAATTTTACCTTTCATTTCATTAGAACTAAACGCTTCATTAGAACGATCAAGAACTACTCTAAAATCAATAAGACCTCTTTCGTTTCTAATATTTGCAAGAATAGGATTAACTTTATTTTCAAACTTTCTTCTAACAGCTTCATCATTTTGATCAAAGAGAAGTGGTAATCCAACATCTTCAATCAATCTTTGTGTATAAAGCAGTAAGCGTCTTACGTTGATATCTGTCAATGCAGTATCAGCAAGTTGTAAAGTATTATTACCCCAAACATATACAGGAGATGAACCATCAGCTTGTTTAAAAGTTGCAAGGTAGTTCATTCTATTAGTATATAGAATATCCATTTCATCTTCTCTTAATTTCTTTCTTGCTTGTTTGAATTGAGTTCTCATTTCAACACCTGCAGGAGCAAACCAAGGTCTTCTTAATTTATCATTAAGAGCATATACACGCATTACTTCAGCAGTTGGAGGAATCCAAATAAACACATTGTTAACTTCATCAAGGAATTGACCCCAAGGGAAATATGTAGCAGCATAAGAAGTATCAAACAAATCTTGAATAGAACTTACAACATCATTTACTCTTAAAACCTGACCAGCATCATCTGTATCTAATGTTGTAGGAATATAGAATGTATCACATCTCTCACTTTCGCACATTTCAATAGACTCTTCTACAAGATTTGAATGTTCGTTTGTATTAATACCAGGTGTCGCAAGAAGATTGATACGGAATTCATTTCTATTTCTCAAACTTCTGATACCTTCAAGATATGCATAGTAATCTGAATTAATAACAGTTTGTCCATCATTAATATTTTCAGAACTATAGATATCGAATGCACCTGAAGTTAAACCTTTTTGTCCTAAAGAACTTGTAACTGTATACAAATCTGTATTTGTTCTTCTTTTTCTGTGAATATCCCATCCATCAAAACCTCCAAAAGGAACCAAAGTGAATTTTCTTGCAATAAGTTGTTCATAAGAAGTTCCAGCCAAATCAGCTTCATTTTTGAAAGAATGGATACCTGTTTCAAATTGTACAACACCATAACCTTCAACTGTAGCAGAAGTTGCATTTGAATCCATATGGAATCCTTTGGTAGTTCCAGTCCAGAAAGGAACATCTGGATCAGCAGGTCTACCTTTATAATCAAAGAAATCTGCATCAAATCCCAAAACATCATTCAATCCAAGATAAACTTGTCTAACTCTATCTGTAGGGTTATATTGTGTTTTGTAGACAAGTAAAGGATTTTCCATACAATCATAATCACGAACAGGATAACCTTCAAAACCTGCAGGGAATGATTCATCCAAACAATCTGCAGCCAATTCAATCATAATGTACTTACTATTAAGAACATAGTTACCATCTACAGTACCAATACGTCTTCCGATGAAGTTATTATCTTGTTCTCTGAAAGTAAGTCTTGAATACGATTCAAGAATAACAGGTTTTTTATCTGTATCACCATAACCTCTAACTTGAAGGTCAAATGTTTTTGCATCAGGACGAATATTTGTGATAGAAACTTTAATGTCTGTATTGGCAGCATTACCATCACTAAATGTATGAATTCTAAATAATCTAAATACTCTATTACCTCTTAATTCAGAAACAATCCAAGGAGTCATTGCACCTTGATATGGTTCTTTATAGTTATCTAAAGTATTGATATAACAAATAGAAGGTTTGATACAATATACCAAATTGTTATCCAATAAATAATTGAAGCTATTTTCAAATAAATCTTCAACATACAGAGGATTATTTGTTCTACAACATGGGATAAAGTTACCAAAAACTCTTGCGATATAATTTGATTTACTCTTATCTAAAGATACATTGTATTCAAATGTACTACCATTTACTTTTGTACCTTTGATTAAAAAGTCATCAGTAGGATAAATCGTACCTCCATCTATAGATTCAATAGAAATTACATTACCTTCTACTTGGAAATTTAAAATTTCATCTCCATCATAACTTGCATAAGAACGCATCAATGCTACAACCATGTTATCATATTGTGCATATGGCATACCTGAAAGTTCTGTAACAGTACCTGAAAAATCAAGTTGAATCAAGCCTGAAGGAATCTGTGAAACAATCTGTTGAGTTGTTCCTGATGTTACAGTATTAAAAATGATAGTAGTTCCTGTAGTAAGAGTATAATTGATACCATCTATAGTTTCACAATTATAAACTGCAGTATTATCATTCAAATCGCATATTTTATATTCACCACCTGTGAAGACATCTCCATTAGGAAAGAAAATTGAACCATCTTCAATTGTAATTGAACCATCAACACCATGAGTGATAGTACCACCAACTAATGTCAAAAATCCAGAAGGAACAATTGTTAATTCATTAGTTGTAACATTTTGAACTACTACAGAATTTTCAACAGTAATAATGAATGTACTATCATAAGTCACAGTACCGCCCGAATAAATCACAAGACAATTTTGAACTTCAGAAGGAACCTGAATTGATTCCGAAACACTTGTTTCACCTGTAATACAAATATAAGTCTCAATTTTATTTGTTACAGTCATATTGAAACGAGCACCTACAAAAGTTTCACAATTTCCTAAGAAGGCATTTCCTACTAAAACTGTGTCACCTGTTAAAAGTGTGCTGCTTCCTAAAGAAGAATTAGCAATTTGACCTGCATCATAAAGGTCTTGAAGTGTAGAATTACTGAAACTTACACTTCCTACATTACCATTTACATAATTAATTGTAGCTGTGAATGATGAAGTACCAGTTATAGCAACCGTAGAAGGATCTAATGCTGCACCGAAGGAAATTCCCCAAGCATCACCTGCATCGTAACCTGTCAAACCAAGTACTCTCGAAACAAAGAGTTGGTCACTTTCTTTTAAGAATTGTTTTGCTATATAAACACCCTCATAAATAGGTTGTGAAGTTCCTTCGAACTTACACGCATTTGATTCACCAAAAACTTGAGTGAATAATTCGACATTATCGATTGAAATTGGTGTGAAAGCTCTACCTTTCAAAAATTCACCAGAGATACCCAAACTAGTTACACCGAAATTTCTTCCAGTTGAAAAGGTTAAATCTGTTTCTGTAAATTTTATTGAAGGAGCAAGATTAGGTTTACTTATCGCCATTTTGTTATATTTTAATTATAAATATCTTTTAGAATTCTAAATCATATATTTTTAAGTTATTTTTTTTCCACAAACCTGTATATTAATTACATTTGAATTTCCCATATTATGTGCAACTGTTAATTCATCTCCAACATCTGCAATAAAAGGTATTGTAACTAATTGACCGTTAAGAAAATAATCATAGTCATTTGATATGCTTTGGTTATCATAATAAAATTCTAATTTCTGAGGAACCCTGTAAGTATTTGAATTTGGTGACTTTCTATTAAATTTAAAATTCAAGCATAAATCACAATCAAAGTCTAACTGGTTTACAATACAAACTCTACTATCCTTAACTATTGATTCTCCAATCTTTATATTAATTTTATTTAAAGAAGAAACCAATTCAAAATCTTCTTCCCTTAATAAATAGCCTTTAACTTTCAAAACATAAACTCTTTGATAATATCTTCTTTTATCTATATCTCCAGTTTCTGAAGCGTCATCAATAGTATCTAAAAACATAGGCATATAATGACCATTTACAACTACATAATATTGTAAAGATTTGAATTGATGTAACATTAATTCATCCATTTTATTTATAAGTCTTTGATGCATTGTAAATATGTGGAATTTATAAGTTAAATCAATATTAACAGGTTGAGGTATTTTATAGTAATCTACTGTAGCCTTACCATTTCTAACAGTATTTCGCTTCCAAAGAGGAAATGTTGGAAATCCTGGGATATTTGCAGCATTACTTAAATTTGTACCCTTTTCAGCTGGCTCTTTAACTAATAAGGTAAAAGGTAGCTTAACCGTATTAGTTTCATCGGTGCTTTGCCAAGTTTTCATATATTCAGAAAATCTTTGTATAGAAAAGATATCTAAAAAAGGAACCTTTTCACCTTCTGAAGTAACTTCAAATTCTGTCTTAAAAATATCTCTAACAGCTCTGTCTATGTCATCAATATGAACACCTTTAGGAAAAAACGTATCATTTTCAAGACCATTTTCATAGTACTTCATTTGTAACTGTTTCCCACTCAATTGTTGACTATTATCTATTGTTTGTCTCATAATTCAAAAAAGCCCTCTCCTTTATTTATTGGTGTACATGTTATAGTTTTCCAAAAACTTTTATATCCTAAAAAAGTATTTTTATTTTGATAAAATTTTTGTTGATCATTTGAAACTTCAAAAAATAAGACTAAAGTTTCACTAACCCTATATCCAATATAATCACCGTATGTTATATTTGCGTTATACAATTCTAAATCTGAAATTAATAAACTTGCTGTCAAATTACCATATTCTTCATATCGAAGCATTGACTTATCCGAAGCATAGGCTTTATTTTCAGAAACTTCTAATTTAACTATTGCAGGTATTTCAATAGGTGAATTCAATTGAATTTCTTCCTTATAAGCTTCTCCATACAAATCGTCTATTTGTGATTTTTCTTTATTTACTTTATAAAATATTATCTTTGTATTTAAAGAAGCCATATGTTCTCTTGAAGAATCAACATAGTATCTATATTCTTCTTCTGAAAAAAATTTGTTATTATGATTTAATGGAGATATATTCATATGGAACTTATTATTTATTAATACTGTTTTCTTATAAATACTATATAATGGAATATCCTAACTTTCAATTAAAAGAATTACTTCAATATTCAGGTAATAACCCCTTTATAATTCAACTTGAGAAAAAATATCGTAATGATTTCAATTATGAATTATCTGAATTTGAAAACGAATACCTTCTAAAGAACTTTAAATTTTCACCTTTTGGATTCAAAGAACTTACTTTAGAAGTCGGTGAAAAAACTGAAAAAAGAATTCAACAAGATTTTAATTTAAATAGACCTATAAAAAATGTAACTATCAATGCAGTTATAGGAGAAACCGATGAATGGTACCATGTTTCTTTTAAAAAGATTGGATCAAACCCTGTCTATTTTTGGTTACACAGAGAAGAGGTCGGAGATTTATATGAAAAAAATTATTCAAGACATTCTGTAAATTTTGAAGAGCTTAATTCAAAATTTTCCAAAGGAAATTTATACGAACATCAAGAGAATGCTGTAAAATTTCTTTTGCACAACGAAAAATGCTTTCTGATGGATACAGTTGGAGCAGGCAAAACTTATTCTTCAATAGCTGCAACAATCGAAGGAAAATGTAGTAAAGTTCTTATAGTTTGTATTGCAGGTAAACAACTTGACTGGAAAAAAGAATTAAAACATTGGGGACAAGATTGCAAAATAATTTGGGGTGAATCTAATTGGATTGATGATGATGCAAGATATACAATCATTGGATGTGATGTATTAACAGCTTATCATGAAGAATCTAAAAAAGGAGTTAAAAAGGAAACACTTTATAGACCTTTATATGCTGAAGGATATGATTGTATAATAGTAGACGAAGTTCAAAAATTTAGAAATCCTAAAGCTAAAAAAAGCATTGTACTTCAAGATTTAACCTTACATCCAAATGTAAAATACGTTTGGGCTATGTCTGCTACAGCTATAGAAAAAAATGAAGAATTTTATGACATCTGTAGAAATTTAAATATTAGCATTAGCGATATTATATATTGTAAAAAGGATTATCATTTTTCAATGGTTTCTGCAAAATTTGAAGAATATGTAAAAAGATATTGTGGAGCATTTTTACAAAATGGTAAAGCAGGAACTAAACCTTTCTTAAGAAGAACTGGAAATACAAATACTTATGAACTCTCCCAAAGAATCAGACACATCCAAAGAAGAAGAAGAACTGAAAAAATGGTTGATGGATTCCCTGATAAATTTATAAACGAGCTTTATTTTGAATTAACTCCGAGTCAGAAAAAAGAAGCCTCTGAATTATATGATAAATATATTGCTAAAAAGGGTAATAGGAGCGCAATGGAGGTTAAAGACTTAACCGAAACAATACTTTTAAGACAATTTTATGCAATTCAGAAGGTTGAACATACAATAAAATCAGTTCTTTCTTCTATAGAAGATGGTAAAACTTGTATAATTTTCACTAATTTTGTTGAAGAATATGAAAGACTTAAGAAAAAATTAAGTAAATATGCAGTATGCGTTGATTCAGGTATGGATGGAAAAAGAAGACAGGCTGCAATTGATGAATTTATGAATAATCCAAATAAATTTGCGCTTATAGGGAACATAAAATCTATCGGAACAGGTTTAAATATTACAAAAGCAGATATAATTTACTTCAATTCGCCATCTTGGAGTTCTGATGAACATGAACAAGCCGAAGGAAGAACCTGGAGAATTGGAAGAGTAGGTGATGTTGAAGTTTTTTATTGTTTATTTGATAGCACTCTTGAAGAAGATGTGTATGCAGTATCAAATACCAAACAATTGAACAGAAATATTTTTTACGGAGAACATAATTTAAAAATAAATGAATAATGAAAAAAGAAATTAAAGGAAAATTTTATGATTTATCACCAGAATTAGTAGAATACATTGAAGAATTAGAATATTACCATAATTATTCAATAGGAAAAAAGGTTATCGAGATCCATAGTGGGATTACAGGGGATATAATACTAATGTTCAAAAATTTTTACGATATTCCTAAAGATATTTTACCAAATCCTAATGAATATATCGATAAAATAAAACATCTTATCCAGGAAGGTCACAAAAAGATCCAATGGATTGCTGTAAAACAAGATAACGAAGATGCAGTTTTCATATTTCCATTCCCATTTTGGAAAATATTGGAACCAAATGATATAGATTTAGGAGGTTCTGATGATTCTGAAGATTTTGATGGTGAAATAGCTCCAAATGAATAAAAATTTTTGTTATAACTATTTATGATAAAAAGGTGCTATGGATTCATTTATTAATGCAAATCACAAAAAAACTCCATCAGAATTTCATCAAAACTATAACATGCAAGATTGTCTCTCAAATGAGCAAAAGGCATGTTTAATCGAAGATGTAAAAAATCTTTTAAGTGCAGGTATAGTAAAAATCGAAATAACATCTGGTGCATGGTGTTCTTTGTTAAAATTTTCAGTAGAAGAATATGTTTCTCAAATTCAAATGTGGCTCATTCAAAATCAATGGAGTTCTTTGAATGGAAAATCATTAACTGAGAATGATATTTGCTTTGCATTAACCCAAAGAAGTTTCGATTATGAACTTCAATTCACTCACGCCTATTCAAAACAAGTCGGTCTTCAAAGTAGAGGTAATTATGAATTAAAAAAAGATTTTTTCTATCTCGAAGAAGGTAGAATGGTTTATGAAGTACCTGCAGGAAGAGAGGTGAATCAAGTATTATGGCTTACACCTTCAGATATTACACATGCAACATTTGCATCTTTAGGATATGGTACAACTTTAAATGGTGTTGGCATCACAGGTGCAGTTGGTTGGGGTGGTTCAGGTTACAATATGCTTAATGGAGCATATTACATTTCACCTGCATACGACATAGTTGCCAGAGCAGCAGATTTTGGTCTTAAGAACAGGATCCTTAAATCAGATTTGACATATAAAATTACTGCAGGCTCAAATGGTACAAAGCTTATCCATCTTTATTCTGTTCCAGAGAAAAAAGACTTGATTGGTATCAGAAAAGAACTTTATGGTATGAAAGTTTGGTATCATTACTACGATACAACAGAAATGAATGCCGAAGAAAAAAATAAATGTCTTGAAGAATGTGCTGATATTATAAAGTATCCATCAGATGTTCCTATGACAATGACAGACTATTGTGATTTGAACACTCCAAGTAAAATTTGGGTAAGAAAATTTCTAACAGCTTATGCAAAAGAAGCTTTAGGTAGAGGTAGAGGTAAATTCAAAGGAAAATTACCATTTCCTGAAGCTGATGGTGAAATGGATTACGATACATTATTAAGTGAAGCCAAAGAAGAAAAGGAAAAATTAAACGAAACACTTAAAGCTTGGCTTGATGAAATGACAAGGGAAAAAATCATGGAAAAACGAGCAAAAGAAGCTGAAGATCTTCAAAAGCTACTAAGCAAAAACCCCAACGGATTTTTTGTAATATAAAAAAAAACCTCAAAAGTGAACTTTTAAACTCCTTTTGAGGTTTTTTCTTTATATTCATTTATCAACTTAATCACCATCTTTCAACTTATGCAGTTTAACATCTTCAAACCGAAAAAATCGAGAACAAAACCAGAAATAACTGAAAAGGTTATTGTAGACTTTCTAAATGGTTCTTATGAAAAAGATGTTTTTGGTTCAGAGCTTCAAGGAATAAGAACAATTGAAGTCTCAAGGGGTAATAACGATGTAGATATAATTTTTTGCAAAGCATTCCAAAAAGACAATCCAAGAATTACACATAAAGATGGATTGAAGCCATTTCTTTGGAGTAAGCAATTCAAAACATCAAATTTTTTCCGATATAATGTTATAACAGTTCCAAATAACAAGTATAGCGATTCACATGTTATACTTCCAAATGGAATTCCAAAGGCTTTTGATGATACCACAAAAATCATCAAAAGAAACAGTGATGATTCTATAGTTGTAAGATATAAAGTTGAAGATGTTGAAGATTGGAAAAGAATAGTAAACGCCAAACAAAGAGAATACGGAATTGAAATTGAAGAACTGATAACTTCTTTTGATGATAAAAAAATAGATAGAATTGAAAAAGGGTTCAAATATAAAATTTCAATTAAATCAAAAAAGACCGAAACAAAATTTAGTGATAACCCATTCTTCCAAAAGAAAATTACAGGTTGCTACAATAATCTTGTAGATTTCTTTAAAGAAGCAGGGCTTTCTGCAAGAGGGACAGTTTATTTAGATGAAACAAGATTCACAAATTTCTTCAACTATATTAGCCAAGATTTAAACTCTGCAATATATTTTTACATTTCACTCTATAGATTTAGAGAATATTTCAATCCATTCACAAAGGATTCAGTAAACTTCGATGAAATAATCAAGTTCTATAAAAAACTGTATCCAGGCATAAGCTATAAGATTAATAAGACATTTATAAATGAACTTATCGAAAAAGATTTCAAAGCAGTTTATGATACGCTTATCGATAGTGGTTTAGATTTAAAAGAAATTTTTAAAATTTCTTTGGATGAAAATAGATTGAATTTATACGTTGTCGATTGTTATACTTTTGATGACAATATGGACAAACGCCCCTTACAAGATTATATTGTTTCTTTAGGTTATGATTTCACATATTCAATTCCATCACAAATTTATACTCTGAATCCTCTTGAACAATACATGATTCAAACTGGGAGAAGATTATTCAAAGGAATTGAGACATATGAAGATTTGAATGTTTTGATGATTGATATCGAGACTAAGGCTCAAAAAGGCAATGAAGAAATAGAAATTGCAGCATTGAAACCTGAATTGGGCAAAGTATTTCAGATTGGTATAAAATCTAATGATGGATTTGTAAAACTTCTTGAGGCAGAAACACCACAAGAAGAAGCCGATATTATTTCAGAAACTTATAGAATCATTGGGGATTACGATCCAGATCTTGTTTTAACTTTCAATGGAGAAGGATTTGATTTTCCATTTATGGAAAAAAGATTGCAATTGCTTGGATGTGTTTCTGAGGAAGTTAATATGAAGGGTGAAAAAATAAAAGATTCATCGTTACAATATATAAGAGAGCTAATGGCTCCATCTTATGAGAGATATGGCAAGGTTTTCAATTATCATATGTATAAAAAAATTGAAAATTCTGTTGTAAAAGTTGGAAATAGCACTGAAAGATATACCCAGACTAAAATGTTTGGAAGAAATTTCTGTGATGTAATGTTTGCAGTTAAAAGAGCTGCAGAACAGGATAAATCTCTTCCAAACGCAAAATTAAAAGATAATATTAAGCATGCCAATTTAGCAAAGGCAAATCGTGTTTATGTCGATGGAGACCAGATTGGTAAAATTGGTTCAGATAAAAATCCTTATTACTTCAATAATGAAGATGGAACATACTTTTCATCAGTAAAAAGTATGTCAAAGGAAACAAAGTTTTCTTTCGATAGAATCCATGAGGGTGAAAAAGGATATTTTTACGGAAATATTAAAAATCTATATTTAAGATTCTCAAATGAAAATTTAGATGTTCCTCATTTAGATAAATGCTCCAACATTTTTACATTTGATGCAAATGAAAAATCTTTAAAGCTTTCATTTGAAAAAATGTATAGCGCACTTGTAGATTATGATGGAATAATTTCTACAGAAGGTTTTGGAGATTTCTTAAGAAATGATAATGTTCTTTGGAAAAGTTTCATAGAATTAAAATTTAAAACTGTAGAACTTCTAAAGGATATAAAAGAAATCTATACTAAGTATAAGAATATTGATTTTGACAAATATAAAGTTGTAACAGGCAGCTATATAATTAAAAGATATCTTGAAGATGACTTGGATGAACCATATTTGTTAGATAAATTATATTCTCAAGCCACATTTTCTCTTTCTAAATGGTTGCCAACATCTTATGAAAAAATATCTGTAATAGGTAATGCTACCGTATGGAAACTTATTTTATCTAATCTATCATATCTGAATTGTGTTGCGATTCCTGATTATGAAGAAAGTAGAAAGTATACTGGCGGATTATTAGGAATGGTTGATTCAGGGTATCACGAAGATATTGTTAAAATTGACTTTTCATCTCAATATCCTGCGACATTCTTAGCTCATTGTCGAGTTCCAGATATAGATATAACCAATGTTTATAAAGCAGTTCTTGAATACGCTCTAAGAAGTAGACTTCATTATAAAGATATGAAGAATAAGGCTACTGATAGTGAAATGAAGCAGTTTTATGATAAAAAGCAGCTTCCTTTGAAAATTCTTATCAATAGTTTTTATGGAATGCTTGGAGCCCCTAATGTTTCACCATTCTGTCATATTGAATCTGCATGGCATATCACTTGTGCAAGCCGACAAAATATGAGACATATGATCAAATATTTTGGAAAAGCAGATTTCAAAATTGTTTACTTCCATACAGATGGAGCAAACTTTGTGATTCCAAAAGGAATTGAGAATTATTCTTATGTAGGTACAGGTAAATCCTGGCTCACAGATAAAGATAAAGAATATAAGGGTATTGAAGCATTTGTAGCCGAATACAATGACAAATTTATGATTGGCTATACTGGAGTTGCTATTGATGAATTTGCTGTATCTTGTATAAATTTTGCAAAAGGTAATTTTTCATATCTCAAAGAATCCAAAGGAAAATACAAAATTTCGCATGTCGGTGGAGGTCTTATCAATAAGAAGCAAAGCGGTTTTATTGTTGATTTTTACGAAAACAATCTTTTGGATTTGTTTTTGAATAAACCTGTGAAATTCTTGGATTCTTATTACGGCTACATCAAAAAAATATATAATGGAGATTTGATTGCAAGAAAGATTGCAAGCAAGAGTAAAGTTAAAAAGACAGTTGATGATTACAAAAAAGGTGTTGCAGAAGGAAGATACGCTAAACAGGCACATATGGAGCTTGCAATCAAAAATAATCTTCAAGTCGAAATTGGTGATTGGATTTACTACATAAATGATAATGAAGAAGATGAATCACAAGATAGAAAAACTTTGAAAAATTCATTAGGATATTTTATAATAGGCGATATTGCAAAAACACCTATTGCGATCAAAAGACTTGAAAAATTTCTTAATGAAGATAGAGTGAAAATTAAAGAGGTTATTGAGAAATGTATTCAAGATGGAACATTTGTTTTCAATACAACTTTTGAGAAGTTTTCAGATATACATGGAGCTGTTAAGAAAACAAAGGTTTCTAAAGAAAAAGATTTGGATTCTTTATTTGAAGCAGATGCTATCAAGTTTAAAGCTAGAATTAAAAAGTCTAAAAAAGATGGAGATACAGCAGTTATAGATATTATTCTCGAAAAAGATGTACTTTACTGCACTTACATTCCAAATGATAAGCTTGATGCAAAAGTTAAATATAATGCTAACAAGTATATCAATAAATTTAACAAAGTACTCGAACTTGTTTGGATTGTATTCCATCCAGATATTAGACATAAAATTCCTGCTCCAAACAAACATCTAAAAAGACCTGCAAATGAACGTGCATGGTTTACTGATGAAGAACTACAACTTGTTCATGGATATCCTATAGAAAACAAAGAGGATAAACAACAAGATATAAATGAACTGATGCTTATCACTGAAGATGAATACGAATTCTGGGAAATGACAAACCTTTCTCCAAATTCACCTTTCGATTACCAAGAAGTTTTCACGGACAAAATGTATGCATTCGATAATAATTCTTTAGAAATAAGAGAATTTGCAAACGAATCTAATTTAAATCCTAATGAAAAAATGTTTACAGGGGTGGAATTAATGAGGTTCATCGGAGAACAAGTCATAATAGACAACGAAAACCCTCCATATAGATTTGTTTAATTAAAAAAGGCAGCCATTTAAGCTGCCTTTTATTTTATATTATGTTTACATATAATTTTTCTCGTATTGGTACAATTAATTTACCACACCCATCAAGGAAGTCAATTTCAACTATACCAAGAAACCTACCCTTTCCACTTGTATCTCTAGCCCTCCATGGATAAACGATCTTATATTTCTTTTGACAATTAGCACAATTCTTTCCACAATCATCCTCAATAACTTGCATAGGTCTGCAAATTATTTTTCTTACGCAACCTTCAACACTTTCCATTGAAAATGTTACAAGTGCATTTTGAAGCTTATCATAAAAATCACTTCTATCCCCATAACCATCTTCAATCAATTCAAGTTCAAGATAAGGAAGTGTTGCGTTTTGTTTTATAAAAAATTCCATAGTTATTCAGTTTCTTTGGGTAAATTATTTATTTCATCTATAATTACATTTTTAATAATTTCAAGCAAATATTTTAAGGCATCTTCTAAAAATTCAAAGTATTCTTCCTCCCCAGGAATATCTGCTTCAGGTTCATTTGAATATATTAAAATGCTTTTTTTATAACTTCGTTGTCTTTTAGAATCAGATTTGCTATATATTTCAACATTTAAATCTTGATATTTATATCCAGAACTTCCACTTTTCTTTATAGTTGTATGTAATCCCACATAATCATTCAAAATTTGTATAGGTAAAAATACATTACCATTTCTACTTTTTAATAATGAATCTAAATCTTCAAAAGAACTTATATTTTTTTTCTCAAGTATTTTTGAAGCTATTTCTAAAATACCAAGACCTTGATTTTTTATTAATAATAAAGATATCTCTCTATTAACTTTGTCAGGATTCATTAATAAGTCTACAACATTATCATAACTATTATCCTCCTTTAGAAGTCTATATTGTTCTTCAGTAATTATTAATTTCATTCGCATTCAAATCTATCTCTATGCCTATTATATTTTTCTTTTTCTAACTCAAAATTACATCGGATCTCTTGTAAACAAAGCGGTCTTTCATGTAATCTAAATTCTCCAATGCCACCAATAAACGTTCCAGCGAAATTTTCTTCTAAATAACCACAGGAACCGCTATGAGGCGGAACATCTATACAATTTATTTTACATATTCTACATCTTCCACCATCTACTAATATATAGTCAATACTATCATAAACGGCTTTGAATTCAATTCTTAAAATGTCCGTAGTACCCATATAATAAGGTTCAACAATAATTTCACCACTTCTTCTTGGAAGATTCATTTCAATCCAAGCTTTTATTAATTCAGGTTCAGCTGAAGTAAGTGGAGGACTTACAATTTCTACTCCATTTACAACTATGCCATTAAAAGTTCTACAGCGAGAAAGTTTTGCTGCATAGTTACACAATGTTACACCCGATAATCCAATATTGTCTCCAGAAAACAAATGACTTTCAAGTAAACCCTGTGTGCCCCCACCAAGACTAATATTAAACGGAACTGCTAATTGTTTCTCTGGAATTTCATTTAGTTCATAAGGAATAAATTCAGGGAATGCATTTACCTTTAGTTTCAAAAATCCATCTACAAAAACAGATAAAACTCCTAAACCTATCCTATATCCAATACATTCATGTTTTTCATAAGGATCAAATCTATATGTCACATGATACCACTTATCTTCCTTTATTATATTTGGTTTTGAATAAAATTCTTCAACCATAGGTGCCCCTGAAAACATAATCACGCCATCAACAAGAGCACATTCACCTGTAGTTGTTAATATCCTTAAACCAACTTCTCCTTCATCAGTTATCCTAAAAGCTAAAGCATTATTTATCAAACCTTCACAACAATCATTGAATTCTGCAGAAGAATTAGGTTCTCCACTGCATAAAACTTGTCTTCTGGTATAATACAAAAATGAATTTTCAGGCTCAAATTCTTTTTCTTCAATATAATTTGCTAAAGGAATTCCCTCACAAGTAGTTAATTCAGAAATCGGTGACATAGAACAAAACTTATTTTCAGCCCTTGTACCCCAATAGTAAAAAATACCTTTATTATCAGGGTAGATTTCATTTAGAATGTATTTACCTTCACAAGTGGCACCAGATAAAATTTCCATTGTCCAATATTCAATGAAACCATCTACCTCAGTTTCGCCTGAAATTGTAACCCATTCACCTGGATCACATTGAGACCTCTTAATCCAAAATTCCTTTGTCCAACCTTTGTAATACATATTTGGAAGAACATCATAATCATATCCATGAAGCCTATAAAAACCTTGAAAAAATCCACCACAGAATTGAATATGTTCAGGTTCAACTCCATAAGCAGGGATATAGTTCATGTCATAGCAATAAGTATCTCCCGAAACAGCTTTTACACAGAATGTGGTATCACCTGAAGGATTATAAGTTTCACCTGTCCACCAAGGCACAAATCGATTATCATAACCTGTCAATCCTATATCACAAAGGTCTTGATTAAATGATTTAGCTTTATCCCATGTTACAGTGCTACACAAGCCACTGATATTATTAAAATCAAAAGTCGCAACAACATCACCTGTTACCAATTGTAAACAGTTTATACAATCAACAGAATTATCCATTGAAAGATAAAAATCCCAGTAATTACACTTATTTATCTTAATATCGAAGATTTTGTTACTATTTAGTTTTATGTTAGACACCTAAAGATATTTATAATAAATATATTGATTCGATGAATAAAAAACGCAAAATACTTAAAGTATCAGAAGATACTATGAATGAGATCATAAACATGGGTGGAGATTTCATAAGAGGAGGTAAAAAACAATTCCCTGGCAATTCTATGATAAGAACTTCTACGTATATGCATAAAGATGATGGATTAAGCTGGACTACCGATGACCAAAGAAAATCAGCATCTCAACAAGGATATGCATATTTCAATTATCGTGGATTTTCATATGGTGCAGGCAGCGTATCTGAAACATACTTGATTGAAGATGATTTGAATGAAGAAGATATAGTTGATAAAAAAAATGACACAGGACTCATTCCAAAAAGAAATAAAAGGGATTTGTTTATTAAATCAGAACCTTCAATTCCTTCTTTAGAAGAATTAAGTAATGATGCTTATAATGTAACATCAATACAGTCAAAAGTTATAAATTTAATTACATCTATAAAGAATACAGAAAAATCAGAAAATCATAAGGATATTATTGCAATAGTAATTAATAAACTTTTAGGTTCTTTTGATTTAAAAAATATTGAAGCAGAACATTTTGAAGAACTAAAATCATATTTCAATGGCTAATCAAAAATTAATAGGACAAACATTTAGTATTCCAACGAACACTATAGGTCTTCTTAAGGGCTCATTAGCTTCCTTTGAACAAAATAACGGCAACAAAGGATTGAAAGGTTATACTCTTCTGAAAAATTTAATTTCTTCTGGGAATTTGACTTATGAAAATCTGAAAAATATAAAAAACGATTTTGATAATAATGGATTTCCTAATGAAATATTAAGTTTGAAAGGCGTATCAGAATTGAGAAAAGATATTGAAAATGCTTTAAAATTAGGACGTGGGCAAGTAACTATGAATAAAGATTTGAAAGCCAAAACAGGTATTGCAAATTCTCATATAAAAACACATGATAAAGACAACACTAAAAACCCTCAAGTAGCGACAGGGGTTGAAAGAAATCCTTTAGGAATTTCTGAAACTTTCAAAAGAAAAACTTTGATTCTTACGGAAGAACAAGTTTCAAAATATATAAAAAAAATAAAAAAAGAATATTTAAGATAAAAAGATATGACAAGCGATAATAACAACACTCTCGGTACAAGCTGTTCAAGGCTTGAAGAAATTGCTGCTGAAGCAAGACAACAACTTCTTTTAAGAAATGTTTATCAGAACGAACCTGGTAAATTTTACAGTACTCAACATCCAAATGCTTTACAAGCACAAGGTGGAGCTGATGATCCTAACAATATTAAAGGAAAGGGTACATTTGGATATCTTGACACTTCCAATGGTGGTGGTGCTTATGATATTTATGGAAGACCTGATGTTGATGGCTCTGGAAGAAACAGCCTTCTTTTGAAGAATATTTACAATAAAGATAACCAGTACGACTGTTTTCCAAACATTCCGTTTTCTTTTAACATGTAATGAAAGGATTATTTGAAACATATATAGATGTTTTAGCTGAAGCTATTTCCAATTCTCAAATCACCAATCCAATTGAAAAAAAACTCCAAGTGAAATTTAAATATGGGGATGAAACTGGTTGGAGAGAGGGTGAGATATATGTTTTTGGTAAAAATCATTTGGGAAATGAATTATTAAGGATTTATCAAACGGCAGGTAATTCAAAAAATGGTATTAATCAATGGAAAACTTTTAGAAGAGATAAAATAAAAGAATTAAAGGTTTTAAAGACATTTTTCTTTTTTGATAAAAAATTTGATAAACCGAGAGATAAATTTAATCCAGATGGTGATAAAAATATGACAAATATTTATAATATTGTAAAATTTTAATTTAATTTTATTTTGCATACATTATAAATAAAAATGGAAAATAAAGTAATAAAAGAAATTAATCCTGAGCTTGATAGTGAGCTTTTAGACGTGTTATCCGAAATGGAGAATTCTAATCAAGATGACGCATTTGTTGATACTAATAAGCTTTTTGAAAGATTTGATTTTGAAAGAGCATCAAAAGTTTTTGAAAAAGCAGAAAAAATTGCTAACTCAAAAAATGTCAATACAAATACAAATCAATCTAACGGATTAATAAATGAAGGTTATTTAAGATATTTGATAAACTCTGAAATCAGAAAGGTATTTGATGATTTATCAGACAATCTTTCTTCACAAATATCATCACAATTAGAAAGAACTGTAGCAATGATGATGCAATCAGTTCATAGAGAAAAAACAGATTTAAATGGATAAATTAGATGCAAGAGTTGATAAACTTCTACAAAAAATTTCAAAGGAAGTTAATCACGAACATATGGTAGATGAGGAGTATTTATATGAAAGCAAGGTTCATAATACAAATAGTTCTTCATTAGAACATCAGATTTACGAGCTTAAACAACAAGTTCAAAGATTAACAGAGATGATTGCTGGTCTTCAAGGAGCCACAGTTATTGAAGAAAGTAAATCAGATGAAGTACATTTGGTTATTATGGGGCACCATTTTAAAGGAAAAATGTCACCAGTTAAAAAATGATACAAAGCAGAACATATAACAACGGAACAATTTTAGAATATTTCTTCAAGGTTTCACCCGAAAGCGGAAAAACCAAAAAAACTTCTGTTTTTATAAATTTAGCTACAGGTGAAAAGGTTGATCCAAAAAGTATTGCCTTGAAAATAGATTTTGCCTCTGAAAACAAATTTGCTGGCATCTGTTGTAATATAGCTTGTATTGATTCATGGATAACTATTGTCAACGATTGTTGGGTAGGTGAAGGTTTTAGCTGGGGAGTTTAATAGAATCATAAAAGTTTTCAATTAGAGTTAAATCCTCTTCAGAAAGATTAAACCATTCGCCATTTATCTTTTTTTTATTGAATTTAGAATGTAAAAATTTTTCAAGAAGTTTATAATCTTTCAAACAGTAAATTTTTTCAAATTCCCATTCGATTGGAAGTTTAACATTGAAAATTCTTGTTCTATCGTGAATTGATTTAGTTATTCCAATTTTATAACCGAGTTCTGATTTTATAATATAAACAAAACCAAAATCAACGTTTAAATTTGCCGAAAATCTTAAAAGGTCTTCGGCATTTTCTATTATAGAAACTTCTTGAAAATTCACAAGTGCTATAAATACTTTACGATTTTTAGAAGTTCTTATTTTGAAAAGCAAAATTTTATTTATGATGGTACCTTGAAGTTCATAAGAAAATTCTTCACACTCTTTTTCAAAATAATAATCATCTAAATAAAATATGGGTTCTTTAGAAAGTTCTTTGATTCTATTATAATATTTTGAAGCGTTCTTTTGAAGAATAAATCCTGCTTTAAGAATATAACTTTCGTTCATTTTTATTTTTAATCTATTCTATGGATATTATAAATAAAAAATATGTCAAAAGTTAAAGTATTAGTAGTTGAAGTTAAAAATGCTGGAGTAGGCAAATTTAGATTTAGTGATCCGCATATAACATTGCAAAAAAACCATAAGGATGATTTTATTGTCGATATTATGGATAATCCTCCTATTGAAGATAAAGATTTCATTTCATTTTATGACATCATTGTATTACAAGGAACGGTTGTTATGAATGACAACCTTTTTAAAATTCTTGAGAATCTTAAAAAGCAAGGTCTTAAAATTGTTTTAGATATTGATGATTATTGGAGATTGAGTCCAAGCCACGCAATGTATAAAAAAATGGAAGAGACTTATAAAACATTGGTTGAAAGATTAAAAATTGCAGATTTGATTACTACGACTACAGTTAATCTTGCAAGAGAACTTTTGAGATTTAATAAAAATGTTAAAGTTCTTGAGAATGCTATAAACCCTGAAGAAGATCAATTCATTAGTAATCCTATTGAATCAAATAAAGTTAGAATTGGATGGGCTGGTGGTTCAAGCCACTTAGAAGATTTAAAGTGCCTTGGAGGTTTATCCAATCATATTCATAATAAGCATTATAATGAAGTACAATTAATCATGGCAGGATTTGATAACAAGATCCGAAACATACAAACAGGTGAAATAACTACCACCAAAAGACCCGAACTTTGGATGCAGTGTGAAATGTTGTTTACCAACAACTACAAAATGAAAGATGATAATTATATACACTATCTTTTACATCCAAGAGAAGAAGAGTATGAAAATATTCAAGAACAATCTTATAAAAGAGTTTGGAGTAAACCCATTCATTCTTACGCAAAATGTTATAATGAGATTGATATAGCTTTGGCACCTCTGAAAATTAATACTTTTAATACTATGAAATCTCAGTTAAAAGTTCTTGAAGCAGGATTCCATAAGAAACCTCTGATTGCAAGTGAAATTTATCCATACCAACTTGATATAGTTCATGGTAAAAACGGATTTCTCGTTCCAGAAAAAAGAAATCATAAGGAATGGTATGAATATTCAAAAGCATTGATTAGAAATGAAAATATGAGAAAAGAAATGGGTGAAGCATTGTATGAAACAGTTAAAGATAAGTATGATCTAAATAATGTGACACGCAAAAGAGCATCACTTTATAAAAATCTTTAGAAAATATGAACTTTCTTTGGAAAGTATAGGTTAATTACTCTGAACAACATTTTAAAACTATACACAATGCACAATTTAGAAGAAATCGAAAAATCTGTAGAAAAAACCAGAAAGATTATACAAGAATCAATGTCGATTCAAGAGTCTCTTGCAAAGGGTGAATATACATATAGCCTTCAAAAGAAAGTTAAAATTTATTCTAGAGGTGGTGAAGGGTTTATTCCCGAATACAAAACGCAAGGCTCCTCTGGATTAGATGTATGCGCTTATCTACAAGAACCTAAAGTAATCCAACCAATGGAAATTACATTGATTCCTACAGGGATTTATGTAGACATTCCAGATGACTATGAAATTCAATTGAGAGCAAGAAGTGGCACTGCCTATAAGAAAGGTATCACACTTATTAATTGTATTGGAACCATCGATGATGATTATGTAGATGAAATTAAAGTAGCAGTTATCAATCTTTCAGGTAAAGAGCAGGTTATTGAACCTAAAGAAAGGATTGCTCAAATGATTTTCTCAAAAGTAGATAAACTTCAATGGGAAATTGTAGATTCTCCTGAAGATTTTAATTCTAAAGACCGTACAGGTGGGTTTGGTTCAACTGGTATAAAATAATAAATTATGACTGACAGATTTTATATAAACGATCTTTGGCAAATATTCGATGAAGCGGATTTCTTGATAACAGGAAGCCCAAAGGGTGTCGGATTCACAACATTCATAACTGAATGGGCTGCTGAAAATATGTTTTTGAAAGAAGATTATTCAATATTGATTCTCACCAAAGACAGAAAAACTCAAATCGATATAATTTTCAAAATTCTTGAGAACTATAAATATTATCATGAGAATGGTGTTGAAAGAGATGGCAATATCTTATATTCTCTGAAGAAAAATTTATCTGTCACTGGAGTGTTTTGTTATGACGAAATAAATATAAACGAAATTTATGATTTTTATGATTGCATCATTATTGATTCAGATGACTATTCTGAACGCTTATATAAAAGTATAGACCATATGATGGGGATAACATCAAAATTAATATTCAATACTTACGATGTACCCCAAAGTATATTTTACAACTACCAAGATGCACCAAAAATTGTTTTGGCATCTGAACATAATAAAAAATTGAAAAAAAAACTTAGTAATTCTTATTCAGAAATTGTAAACTTTGATCGAATTTTAGATGGCAAATTTGAAGAATATTAAAGAAACCTTAAATCTTGGAGATTTAGCAATTGTTCCTGCTATTTTATCAGATATTGATAGTAGAAACGATGTTATGACAACTTATACAAATGGTCAATCACCATTTTTTGTGGCTCCAATGGATACAGTCCTTAACAAGGAAAATTATAAACTTTTTATGGAGTCAGGTTTAAATATCTGTCTTCCAAGAGGAATATATCTCGAAGAGAACACTCCAAATATATTTGAAAGTTACTCTTTAGATGAGTTTATTCAAAAATTTATAAAGAATCAAGAGCAGCCTAAACATTGGTATATTCATATTGATATAGCAAATGGTCACATGTCAAAACTTTTCAATGCTTGTGCTGATGCAAAAGATATATATGGAAAGGATTTGATTCTTATGATTGGTAATATTGCAAATCCAGAAACATATGCAAGTTTTGCTGAAATTGGTGTGGATTATTGCAAATTTGGTATAGGAATGGGAGCAGTATGCACCACCACAACTCATACAGGTGTTCATTATCCAATGGCATCTTTACTTATGGAAGCAAGAATGATCAAAGAAAAAGCAGGTTATTCTACTAATATCATTGCAGATGGAGGTATTTCTTCAACAGCAGATGTAAATATAGCTTTAGCATGTGGTGCAGACTTCGTTATGATGGGAAGTATTTTCAACAAAACAAATGAAGCTTGCGGACAAGCATATCTTTTAAACCGAATTCCAATTCCAAATATAAGTGTAGCATTTTTCAAAAGACTTGGTTTTAAAGTCTATAGAAAATATAGGGGAATGAGTACTACAGAAGTACAAAAATCCTGGAGAAAAAAAATACTACGTCCTAGTGAAGGTATACACAAAAGAAACGAAGTTCAATTTACTTTAGAAGAATTAATTTCTAATTTAAATCACAGACTTGCAACAGCTATGAGTTATACTGGAGATAAGTATCTGGAAACTTTTGTTGCAGGTGAAACTGAACTTGTTAAAAAAACAACAGATACAAATAATCGAGTAAACAAATGAGTTTAACAGGAATAACTGCTCAAACTATTTTCATTGATGAAAAAGAAAAACAATTTTTTGAATATGTTTATGATATAGTTTTAAAAGATAAGTATTATTATTTCATTTCAGAGTCTTTTGAAGAATATTATTTTATTATGATTGATACAATCGAATATTATAAAAAATTAGAACAATATGAAAAATGTGCTATCTTGAAAAAAAATATTGATTCATATATTGAAAAAATCCCAAAGAACATTGATGAAGCTATAGAGTATCTTGTTAATATCACTCCAGAGAATAAAATAGATGACTTTGAAAATTTTGACGAATTTTCTTTTGCTATAGAACTACATCCAACAGTTGGCAAAAAAATAATCGATATATGGCTTCTGAGAAACGAAAAAAGCTCTGTTAGAAATTTCTTCCTCAAAGAATATAAAATGAAAAATCCAGATGAAATTGCTAATACTATCTTGAAAAATTATATTTCTTTTGTTAAAGCAAAAAAATCTACTTCATAAGTAGATTTTTTTTTGTTTTACAAAAGAATATTTATATAAAAAGAATGCCACAAAATTTCAAAACTGAATTATCAAATTTCAAAAGAGAGTATTCTATTCCAAGTTTAAGTTTAAGTTTAGTTCAGTATAACGATGACCTTTCAAAAGGAAAATATTTGTTCTCCTTTAAAGAAGGAGACATTTCAAATGATACCCCATTTTTTGCCCAAAGTGTAAGCAAATTACATGTAAAAATTTTGATATTGAAATTGATAGAATCAGGTGCCATGAATTTGAAAGATAAAATTTTTAAATGGATTGATCCTGTTAGAAATGGAAAAAATATTATCAATTTTTATGATTGGAATAAATGGGCTGAAATTACAATAGAAGATTGTTTGAAGCATAAAAGTGGCATACCTGATTTTCTTAATGAAATACCAGATTTTGCGTATTATAATGATAACGCACCGCAAAACTTCAATTGGGTGGATATATTAAGAGCTTTGGGAAAATATCCACTTCATTTTAATCCTGGTTCTGATGAATCTTACAGTAACAGCAATTTTTATATTTTGTTATCAATAGCAGAATTGATAACAAAGACAAAATGGAATGTTCTTTTGAAAGAGGAAGTTTTAGAACCTGCAGGATGTTCAAACAGCGCAGCTGTAGATTTTCAAGATTATAGCATGTGGAATATGATTGGGTATCTTTATAAAGACAATACAAAAGAAGTTGTTAGAGCTGATGAATGGTCAAATGATTTTGCAAAAGGACTAATTTATACATCTATAAATGATTTACATAAATTCTCAAGAGCTTTATTGACTAATAAGATAATCAAAAGAAGTACATTGTATCATTTTTTTGATAACAAAACAAATCCTGTCGGAGGATTGGGAGCAGGGGATACAGGAACAATTGTCTATTATATGTTTGATTTTGAATCCAAAAAAAGTATGGTAATAGTTTCAAACTTGTTTGCTGAAGAAATTATGGATAAAATTATAGAATTAGGTGATAAAGCTTTAAATATGTAAGATTATAACAAAAAGGTCTCATCAGAGACCTTTTTTATTTTCATAAGAAAATTAATTATATTAATTAAAAATGATATCTATTTTCTTTTCAACTCGTGAGGAGTCAAATGAATATAAAGAAGTTCTTCAGAAGACTTGCACATTACCAGATGTTGAAATTATACAATTTGTAAACAAAAATACACACTCTCTTTCGGAAGCATATAATACTGCTCTTGAACAATCAAAATATCCAATATTAGTCTGTGTTCACGATGACATCCATTTAGAAAAAGGTTGGGATAAAATCATTTATGACCATTTTAATTCATCAGATTTCGGTATTTTAGGAATGGCTGGAACTACTGAAATAGATGAAACAGGAATGTGGTGGAGAAAAAGACATTTGATGGTAGGCGAAGTTGCGCACCGAGATAAGCAGGGAAAATGGACTGAAATGAGTTACAGTTACAAAGCTCCTGGCAAAATACATCAAGTTGCTTGTATCGATGGGTTATTTATGGCGATCCATAAAGAAAGAATAAAATCAAACTTTGATGAGGAATTCAAAGGCTTCCATTTTTACGACATACCCTGTTGCCTTAGAAATTCAATTGAAGGAGTAAAAATAGGTGTAATTTTCGATTTTAAAATCAAACATGAATCCATTGGAATGGTTTCAGAAGATTGGAATAAAAGCAGGGAATTATTTACTCTAAAATATAAAGATAATCTTCCTTTAGAAATTAATCAATTTCCCTTTGTAAGCAATAAAGATGTTAATATTAAGAATGAACCATCTTTAGCTATAATAATTCATTCTAAAGACAATTTTGAACGTTTAAAGGAATGTATTGAAAGTCTTAAGAAGACAAATTATTCAAATTACCAGATTTATATTGCGGATACAGGTTCAAATGAAGAAAATATTGCTTCTATTGAAGAATATGTGTATTATGATAAAAAACTTAACCTTTTATATTATGATTACAGTCATTATGCAAGTGTTAACAATGATATAGTATTCAATTATATTGACAAGGGAACTGAATTAGTTTTATTTTGTGATAGTGGTATTGAAATGATTAATGATGCAATTTCAATCATGGTTAGCGAATGTCTTAAGAATAAAAAAGAAATTGGAACAGTAGGGTGTAGATTACATTTCAAAGACAATAAAATCCAACATGGAGGCATTGTCTGTTATATGAATAAAGAAAACCGAATGGGATTCACTAATCAAGGAATAAGAACAGTTTTTGGAGCCTCTTTCAAAAAAGAAGAAAATATTTTTGGCAATACTAAAAACTTTTTTATGATTAGAAAGGCTTTGTTTATAGGAATTGGAGGATTTGATACAAGTCCTGAAGAAAGTTATGAAGACATTCTTTTGAGTATAGAATGTATTTTAAGGAATTATAAGAATATTTATGTGGGAGAAGCTGCTTGTTTTACTAATGAAATTTCAGATAAAAAAGACGTTGAAAAATTAAGAAATGAACAGAAAGTAGCTATAAATCTTATTGCCCCTAAATTCTCAAAATACCAAAAGAAACTTAAAAACTTCATAGTACAGTTAGGATGAAACATATTCAAAAGCTTACAACCAGAAATGGTAATAAAGGTACCATCATAAAAGCACACCAAAGTGCAATAAAACCTGTACAATCAAAAGCAAAAATTGTGATAAATAAAGTTGAAATACCTATACCTCTGATAAACATTCTAACAAGAACCTCTGGGAGACCTTTAGCTTTCAAAAGATGTCATGAATCTGTAAAAAATCAAACATATAAGAATGTAAGACATATTGTTTCTATTGATAATTTGCAAGATGAAGAATATGTGAAGGAATGTGGTGTAGATTATTTCTTTATGGATAAGAATGCAATTTCTAAGGAGCCAGATATTGCAGATCCAAAGACTGGTCCACGCTTCATATACAATCTATATCTCAACAAACTTATTGAAAAAGTAAACGATGGATGGATCATAATATTAGATGACGATGATTATCTCACAGATAACAATGTATTACAAAAGGTGGCAAATATTGCCAAAAGTAATACGGATATGCTTCTTTGGCAGATGAAATATCCAAATGGAGGACTTTTGCCTTCTTTGCAGGAACTTGGCAAACCTCCAAGATTGGCAAGGATCGGTATGCCCTGTTTTGCAATTCATAGTGGTATTGCTAAAACTATCAAATTTGATGGATGGAAATGTGGAGATTTTAGGTTTATTCAGAAAGTGTGGGCAAAAACTGTAGATAAAAGAGTTGTTAAAGAAGCATTGGTTTCTTTAGGAAGTATAGGGCTCGGACAAAGAAATGATATTGGCGCAAATATTAATTCACTTAACAGAGTAAGTAATAATCCTTCGGAAATTAGCGGTAATGCTATTGTAAAATCATTAAAGCATAATATAGATATAAAAAAAGATTATTATGATTTTATAGTAATAACTTCCTCATATAAAAGAAATGAAATGTTAAAAGGTATTTTAGAAAAAATTACCACCCAGCAAACAGATTATTCTTATAAAATTATAGTATTGAATGATGGAAATAATATTCAAGAATTTAATGAAATCTTTAATAATTTTGAAAATATAACTATTCTTCATAATGAAAAAAATAATGGTAAATTTTATTATTGGAAAACAATTACAACTCTTTTAAAAGAAGTTGATAAATTCAATTACAAATATTTAATCCAATTAGATGATGACCATGACCCTGTAGATACATTTTTAAACAAAATACATTCTCATTTTAAGTCAAACGGAGAAAAATCTATTTTAAAAATGGTGGTTAATATAAATTACAATCAAAAAAGGTGGGGGTATTCTCATTGGGTTGATGGAGGATCAGTTTACCCAAAATTTGTATTTGATGATATTGGATATTATATTAATGAAATAAATATGAATAGATGGAAAAATAATTCACATTTAGGAAGCGGAGTCTGGCAACAAGTAAGTCAAAGGATAAATTCAAAAAAAATAAAAGTATTTATAGCTGATAAATCATTTGCAAATCATTTAGGATATAAGGATTCTGTGATGAATACTGAAGAAAGAAAAAAAAATAATTTAAAAACTATAAATTTATAATAATTATGGAAAAAATTTTACTTATAATGTGCGTTTGGAAAAGGATCGAAAATTTAGATAAAATTTTATTGGCATTAAAAAATCAAACATATAAAAATTTTAAGTATGTAATTTGGAATAACAATATAGAAAAAAATAATGAAATCCAAGATATAACCAATCAATATAATTTAGATTTAGAAATAATTAATTCTGAAAAAAATATAGGAGGATTTGGTAGATTTTATGCTGCTAAAAAATATGCAAAGGATTTTAAAAAAATAATATTTTTTGATGATGATCAAATACCATTATCAAATTTCATTGAAATAATGAAAGATTCATATGAAAATAATTCAATAAAATCTAACCATACATTTAAAATAAATTCAAATAATGATTATTGGAAAAGAACAAAAACTTCCATTAAAAATAGTGTTGCAAATTACTGTGGTACAGGAGGTATGATTTTAGATTCAAGCATATTTTTATATGATGAACTTTTTAAATGCCCTGAAAAATATTTATTTATAGAGGACTTATGGTTATCGTTTATAGCACAACATATGTTAAAATGGAAGTTAGAAGCAATTTCTGCACCATTGACATTATTAAATGATGGAAAGGATCAATACGTAAAATTAAAACAATTAAAATCCGAATTTTTGACATATCTCATACAGAAATATCAATGGAATTTAAATAAAACTTATTAATATGTATAATAAATCAAATCTAAAATACTACTATATAAATTTAAATCATAGAACTGATAGAAATAAACATATGATTAATCAATTTAAATCATATAATATTAAAAATTATGAACGAATTGAAGGGTGTATGTTTAATTTAAATGTTGAAAATTTAAATGGAAAAACAAATGGAAGAATAGGGTGTACAATGTCGCACATAAAAACACTTGAAACATTTATAAATAGTGAGTATGAATATTGTGTTATTTTTGAAGACGATTTTTTATTTACAATAAATAAAGAAGAATATTCAAAAAAATTAGAATATGTATTTAAATTAAATATTAATTGGGATGTTATTCTTTTTTCTTCAAATGTAATATCATCAATTCCTTATAATAATTTTTTACATAAAGCTTTAAACTGTCAAACTACTTCAAGTTATTTAGTAACAAAAAAATATGCTGAAAAACTATTAAAAAATTATATTGAAGGATTAAACTTATTAAAAGAAACACAGCAAAGTAAATATTGTATAGATATGTATTGGAAAAAATTACAGCCTGATGATAATTGGTATGTTTTTAAGCCTAAAATTGGGAAACAAATGCCATCATACTCAGATATTTCAAAAGGGAATGTTAATCATGAGTGTTAAATTGCCATATTTTTCAATAGCAATGCCTGTTTACGAAATGAAAGGACATGGAGTTCATTTCTTAGATTTTAGTTTTAAAAAATTTTTAGATCAAAGTTTTAAAGATTTTCAAATAGTGATATCTGATCATAGCTTGAATAAAGATATTTCAAATTTATGTTTTAAATGGAGTAAAATTTTAAATATAAAATATATAAAGTTTAATGAAAAAAGGGGTAGTAGCTCTGCAAATATTAACAATGCCATTAAAAATTCTGATGGAGAATGGATAAAAATATTATTTCAAGATGATTTTCTTTTTAATGAAAATTCATTAGAAATTTTAAAAATATCTTTAGAAAAATATTCTCCAATTTGGCTGGCATCAGCTTGTGAACATTCTAATGATGGTGAACATATGTACAAAAAGTTTTTTCCTAAATGGAATGATAAAATATATCATGGGGTAAATACGATAAGTTCACCGAGTGTAATTACTATAAAAAATAAATTAAATACATTTTTTGACGAAGATTTAATTTGGCTAATGGATGTAGATTTTTATCAAAAAATGTTTAATATTTATGGTTTACCATTATTTATAAATGAAATAACAGTCGTAAATAGAACATGGGGAAATAGATTATCAGATACCATTTCAAAAGTTATTAAAGAAAATGAAAAAAATAAATTATTAAATAGATATAATTAAATGGTAGCAATAATAACAGGAATTAATGGTCAAGATGGATCATATTTAGCAGAATTCTTATTAAATAAGGGGTATACTGTAATAGGAGTATTAAAAAGAAATTCAGTTTCAGAAAATCAAACTTACAGATTAAATAATATTATAAATAATTCTAAATTAATACTTGAATATGGAGATTTATTAGATATGGGATCACTTATGAATCTAATAATAAAATATAATCCATCGGAAATTTATAATTTGGCAGCCCAATCGCATGTAAAAATCAGTTTTGATCAACCAATATATACTGCTGAAATCACTGGACTTGGAACTTTAAGATTATTAGAAGCAATACGATTAATAAATCCAAAAATTAAAATGTATCAAGCAAGTTCATCAGAAATGTTTGGTAATTCAATTGATTCGGATGGATATCAAAGAGAAACCACATCTATGAATCCTGTATCACCATATGGTTGTTCAAAAGTATTTTCTTATAATATATGTAAGAATTATAGAAATTCGTATAATATGTTTATTTCCAATGGAATACTTTTTAATCACGAATCACCAAGACGAGGATCAAACTTTGTTACAAATAAAGTGGCTAAAGAAGCTGTTAAAATATCATTAGGATTGCAAGATAAATTATATTTAGGTAACTTATATTCTACAAGAGATTGGGGGCATGCAAAAGATTATGTAGAAGCAATGTGGCTCATGTTACAAGCTGAAACTCCAGATGATTTTATTTGTGCAACAGGTATCTCAAAAAGTGTAAAAGAATTAGTCGAATATGTTTTTAGTAAGTTAGATTTAGATATGGAAAAACATCTTGTTATTGATAAAAAATATTTTAGACCTGAAGAATTACATAATCTAAAAGGAGATGCAACTAAAGCAAAAAAAATACTAAATTGGGTGCCTAAAATAACATTTGAAGAAATGATGGATGAAATGATAAAATATTGGAAAAACTATTACAAATGAGTAAATATTCAATAAATGTTTATAGTAATTTTTTAAAGATTGATAAAAAGTTTGATTCGCAAATCAATTTATATGTTGATACAAAGATAATACCAACATTAAAAGATGATGAAATCAATATTGGCTTATTAATTGAACCCGAAGAATCCAGACCAATTAAAGATTTTTATATAAAGCATAGTCATCTTTATGATTACATTTTAACATATAATGATGATGTATTAAAATTATGTAAAAATGCAATAATGTTTGAATTCGGATCATCATGGATATCAGATTTTGATTTCAATTTTGATAAAACTTTCAGTGTATCATTTTTAGTTGGAGGAAAGGGAAGATTAGCTGGTAGAAAATTAAGACATGATGTTTGGAATAATCAAAATTTAATAAGTATACCTAAAAATTTCTTTAATAGTTCGATGATCCCATATGAAACGGAGATAAAATCAAAATTTTTAAAATCTGAAAAAAATCCACTTTTTACATCACAATTTCACATTTGTATTGAAAATAGTAGCAGTAATGGCTATTTTTCTGAAAAATTAATTGATTGCCTATATACTAAAACTATTCCTATTTATTGGGGATCTTTAGATATTGAAAAAAGATTTAATATTAAATCTATATTTAAAGCTAAAACTTTAGAAGATATAATTTATATATGCAATAACTTAAATTCAGGAACATATGAATCTTTAATTGATTCTGTAGAAGAAAATCATTTGAAATCGTTAGAATATAAAGATTATACAGAAAGATTAATACAAAAAATAAATAAACTAATAACTAATGGCAAACGGAATATACAAAATAACTGAAGATTTTGAAAGTGCTCTTTCGAAATATACAAATGCACCTTATGTTGTAACAGTAGATAATCAAAGTAATGCATTATTCTTAGCTTTAATGTATGAGAAAGTCTCAGGGTTAGAAATAACAATTCCTGCAAGAACTTATCCAAGTGTTCCTTGTGAAATAATACATGCAGGAGGTAAAGTTAAATTTGAAAAAGTTGAAGGCACAACACTTAAAGGAGCATATCAATTATCTCCAACAAATGTTTGGGATTCAGCTTTAAGATTTACTGCAGATATGTATATACCAAATACGCACATGTGTATTTCATTTACAGGTCCGTACAAACATTTTAAATTAAGTAAAGGTGGAGCAATTTTGACTGATAATGAAAATGCATACAAATGGTTTAAAAGGGCAAGATATTCTGGTAGAAATGAATGTTCTTATCATGAAGATAATTTTGATATGTTAGGTTGGAATTTTTATATGATGCCTGAATTAGCAACAAGAGGAATGCTTCTTATGAATCAATTTTATAATATAGATGGTTCTAAAAAAGAAAATCCTGATTTAGAATTACCTTATCCAGATTTATCTAAATTTGAAATTTATACTAAATAAACATTAATATGGAAAATAATTCAATTTTCATGGTTAAAAATTTTTTTGATTATGAAAAAATAATTCCTCCACCAATAAATTTACCAAAATCTCTTAAAAGTTTATATGTTACAGATAGTATAGAAAATATAAATATCGCTAAAAAACTTGGTTGGGATTATACATTTTTACATGATAAAGATTTAAATTTAATTGATAAATTTGAAAGAAGAAAATTAGTTGCAAAAGTAAATTGTTATCCTCATCTATTTTTGCCTAATGAATTAAAAAATATTGAAAAAATATTTGTTTGTGATTCTAATATAATTTCTTTATGGAAAGAATATGAAAATTTTATAAATAATTGTAATTCTAATAACGCATTATATTTAACTTCAGGATATTATAAAGATGAAAGGGATAATATTCTTTCTGAAATGAACGTATCAATTACGCAAGAACGATGGAGTTATAATAAAAAAGAAATTTATGAAAATTCAATTTTATATTTAAACAATTTAAAAAAAATAAAAATTGATTACAAAAATGTAAGCATTATTTCGGCAAAATATATAGGTTGGAATATTAAACATCCTGAATATTTAAATATTTCAAATATAGCTTATACTGAATATTGTAAACACTTACAAGGAAACATAATATTTGCATATTTAAGTGCAATTTTTAAAAGTTATGTATATAACTACCACACCAAAAATTATGTAGGTTCAAAATTAAATAATCATAATTATAACGCATAAATTATAAAAATATGAAATTAGCCTTATATGGATATGGTGGTCACGCAAGAGAAGTTGCAGCCCAAATAAATAAAGATGTTACATTTTTTGTTGATGATGAATTTTGTGTGGTTGGCACCAAACCTATATCAGAATTTAATCCTAATGAATATACTTTAATGATCGCAATTGCAGATTGTGGACAAAGATCAATTATAACATCAAAACTTCCTAAAGAAACTAAATACTTTTCATTTATACACCCAACAGCACAACTTTTTGATAAAAATATTATAATAGGCGAAGGATCTTTTATAGGTGCAAATT